ATTTTAAATATAAAACAACAAATTAAAAAGGAACGTATTAATTTGAGCCAATTGTCATACTATAAATCAAAGGAAATCTTCAAAAAATTGGGGTATAATAAATATTACGAACATATAGCATTTATTAAAAATAAGTTGGGGATTAAACCGCCTGTATTTAGTCCAGAATTAGAAGAAGTGTTGTGTAATCTATTTATGGAAATTCAGTCGCCGTATGCTAAAACTTGCCCTGATTATCGAGTTAATTTTTTGAATTATTATTATGTTCTTTATAAATTTTGCGAGCTTCTTGGGGAAGATCCTTTCTTAGAAGATATACCCATGTTGAAAGATAGAGAGAAACTTATCGAACAGGACGAGACATGGAAGAAGATGTGTGTTGAATTAGATTGGGAGTTTATTGCTACTGTATAATTTAGTTGCTAGATAATTTATATGTCTCCTAATTAATAATTAATAATTAATATCATAAATATTAATTATTTAAATAGTAAGTTGTTTGGATCAACCTTTTTCCGCTTCGTTTATGAAAGGTTGAAAGTGGTTTTAGAGTCCACCCGGGAACCCTACCAAGTTGGCACCAATACCAAACCCTGCTCCAGTTCGCGCCGACACTCCCATACTAGGAATATACGTGTCTAAAATGGCGAAAGTCGCCGCAGCAGTCAACGCAAGTAATATAATTTCCTCAATATTCAAGGATTTCTTAGGGATCGCAAAAGCAGCAATTGCTACCATTAGACCCTCAATCAAATACTTAATAATTCTCTTAGCGAGTTCAGCAACATTAAACATGGCCATTCTTATATAAATTAAAAAGAAAATAATAATAATTATATAAATTAAAACTTAAAACGAACAACTAAATAAATATATAATGAGTGGAAAGTCTAAATCGAATGTCGCCAAAAAACTGGCTTTTGATCGAAAATTAAGAAAGGATGGATCACCGAATCCTAAATATGTCGATCTATTGGACCTTGATAAGCCAATCGCTGGTCAACAATTTGGATGTTTTTCTTTTATTACTCCCGAAAAGATTTTAAAACAAAGAGAGATGTTTTTATTTGAAGAGTTCCTAAAGAAGTGGGAATTTTCTAAATCTATGGAAAAATTTGGGCAATTCATTAATTTTGTTTCATTCAAGTACAAGTTAATTTTTGAGGATGTAATGAAAGACTATGAAGGATTTGTAAAGGAGGAGAGAGATAATATTATTAATTCATCTATTGAGGACGATTACAAGACATTTTTAGATAAGAACGAGGATGAACTAGAGAAGCAGTTTAATATTAAATACAACTTCCAAACGTCGGTCAGGGGCTTCAAATCCAGAGGCAATTTTGCCACACAAGAGGAGGCAGAGATGCGCGCTAAATTGTTGCGTGAAACTGACCCGAGTTTTGATGTTTTTGTCGGCCCTGTTGGTCAGTGGCTTTGCTGGGATCCTGAAGCATATAAGACGGGTCGCGTCGAATACATGGAAGAAGAGCTTAATCAGCTGGCACAAGAGAAGCAAAAGAACGAGACTGTTGCTAAGACTGCGTTTGAGCAACGTGTCAAGGAAACAAAGCAAAAGGCAATTGATGATAATAAGAAGAATGCCGAGAAGCATGGTAGCTCTTTGACTCAAGATATTGATAATGAAGGCAATTTGGTCGGTGTTGAGGATGCTAAGTTTGCTAAGAATGATAATATTTCGGTTGCTGATATTCGCAGCGAGTTATTTGATGCCGAAAATGTTGTTGTTGGGCAAACTGATTATGGCAGATCTAAGCTTGTTAGTGGGCCTTTTGTTGTAAAGAAATCGGATGATGATAGTATGGATCAAGTTGATTAATTCAACCTTTCATAAGCGAAGCGGAAAAAGGTTGAGCCTAACATACGTTTATTAAGCAACGTGGTATAAACAATATATTTTACATTATTTCAAAATAATAAAGTAAAATGATTAAATAATACTATAATAATAATCATCTACTATAATTTTATTTTTAACACTGCGGCTCATTCTAGCAGTTGAAATGCCTTCAGCTTTTGCCGCCCTTGCGATCGTATCCCATGTTGCTAATAAGATATCTGTTTTATCTTCTCTCTTATACACTTTTTTACCAGTTGAACAAATTAGTTTGGGAATGTATTCATGTTTTATGATAGATAATCCATAATAGCCTTCGTTGTTACCATCATCTGTCCATACTACTGCTTTCAAAGCATAAGGGGACTCATTCAAATATTCTTTGATTTCTTTCATATCATTTTCAGATAATTCTTTTCCTACAGAGACCTTCCATTTTTGATATTCACTCAATAAAACCGAATTTAATACTTTTCCACAATCCGAAAATTGACATACTTGAAATATAAATGTCTCAACAGTAGAATTTTCCTTTGATTTTTTATACTCAACTGGTTTTAATTTGATTCCACTATAACCGTGATTTGCTTCGATGCGTTTTGGTTTAAATCTTATGTCTAAATATTTTTTAAGAGAGTGGAATACTTCTTTGGTTGGTTTCACTTGGCTCCATAAACGATAACGTCCTTCCATGTTGACAGAGTATTCTTCTACGTCTGAACGCACAATACAGACGCTAGCGATAAACTCATTGAATTTTTTATCTAATTCAGTCTCAGTCGTTGGTGTAAACACGATTTGTGTTTCATTTGTCATAATGTTAGGTTGTTCTTTTAGTTTTTTATTTTCAATTTTCAACTCTCTATTTTCAATTTCTAACTTTTTATTTTCATTTTCCATTTCTTTAATTTTATTTTCCAAGTCTTCATTTAGTTTCATTATTCTGTTAAAATTATCTATGCTGTAAGTTTTAGAATGAATAATGTCGTTGATATGTTTAGTTAATTTATCAATAGTAAAATTTGTGTCATCGTAGGCTATTATTTCTGTTTTACTTTTTCCATTTAGTTGTATGCTGCGAATTTGTCTTTTAATTTTTGGGTATGACTTTATTAAATTTTCAATTTCTACTTTATTTTGAACTCTAAAAGCCTCTATTAATTCAAAATTTATATAACTTTTACGATGATCATTTAGTCTAGTTGCTAAGTCATTTGTGTGACCAAATTTTATTAGTTTCTCATTTGCTTCATTTGTGTTGCCAATTGTTCCAAAATATATACATTCAGTATTTAATGGGAAATGAACAATTATTGCTTGTTCTACTGCTCTTTGTTTTTCTTTTTTTGAATTTTTAAGTGCTACATCTTTTTCCAAAATAATATTTTCTTTTTGCTCTAATTGAAGTCTTAATTCGTCCGTTTCTTCTTCTACAATTTGATGTAAAACTTCTTCCATTTTCATATAATATTCATGTATTTCAGATGCTTTGTGGGTTTGTGCTTTTAAACACAATGACTTGAAACATTTTATGGTTAATAAAATAATTTGTTTATTTTGTCCGCCATTTTGTTTGACAGTAGGTTCTTGTTCAAAAACCGCTTTCCCATAAGAGAAAGCGGTTTTGTAATCAATATCTAACTTAAAATATTTTTCTATACATTCCTTTGCTCTAATTTTTTGACTAAATCCTAACCATTTCCATATATTATCTAAATCTACAACAAAGTCTATATTTTTATCATAATTTAAGTAGCAATAAAAACTACTTACAAATAATTGTTGTTCAAATCCAGTAAAATTATCCTTAATTTTATTTATTAATTTGTTATTATAAGCATTTGACAGTTTAGAGATTGGGTTTTTCTCTATGAGTTCTACGATGTTTAATTCTTGCATCTTATTATATATTTTATAATAGGATACTCTTTAAGTTGTTTGAACCGCTTTTATATTATAAAAGCGGTTTTTTAAAAGCGGATTACCACTTTGTCTTTTTTACTGCGATTTTAGGTCCCTGGCCACGTTTCTTCACATTATTTGGGTCATATTGCTCCTCTTCGTCATCATCATTGATGGATTTGGATAGTTCCCAGAACTCTTTGGACCCTAATCTGAAGTCATTATGTGCGTCAGCTTTGTACCAGAACACTTGATCCTGTAATTTGTTGGATTTGGCGTTATTATTTATTACTAGGCACTCATAATTTTCAGTACATTGGTCCATCACTTGACAAAATGACTCCAATGTGGGGAACATGCCTGCGTAATTCTCATAAATGCGCTTCCTATTTGCGATATACGGCTCTCTCAAAATAAACACGTAATCGATATTGGTTCTTAGCGTTGGCGGAATACCCAACGGATATTGCATCGTGATGATTAACATCACCTTCCAATGTCGGCCATTCATGAAAAGTAGCCTCATTAATTTATCGCGAGACCATGTGTTGTCGTATAAACAATCATCTAGAATTACAAAAGTTCTAGGGTCAATCGTCGACCGCTTAAATTGCTCCATTTCTTTCTTAATCTGTTTCAAAACTTGCCGCTGGCGCTTCAAAATGTTCTCAATAATGGCCGTGTTATATTCATTATGGATGAACAATTTTGGCACTAATGCGCCGTAAAACCCGTTGCCTTCTTCTGTTCCAGAAATAACAGTCCCAATTGGAATACTTTGTTGATAAAAGAGCAGATCCCTGACCAAAAATGATTTACCAGTATCACGACGACCAATTAAAACTACAACAGGCCCTTTTGATTCATTGGGTTTGAAACTAATGCTCTTCATATCAAATCTTTTTAATTCTAAATTCATTATATTTATACACTTATAAAAGATTTATTTAATTGACGCATATTATATATAGTTTTCTTAGTTTTCCTAGTTTTCCTAGTTTTTTTAGATTTCTTAGATTTCTTAGATTTCTTAGATTTCTTAGATTTCTTAGATTTCTTAGATTTTCTTATACCTTTTGCTATACCACCTTTCATATTTAATTTTTGTTTATATAATTCTATTTGTTCATCAATATAAGATATTCTTTTACTTGGGTCAAAACTAATTTGATTAATAAATAATATAAATTCACCTTCCGCTTGGTCTTCGTTATCTACTATATATTTGTCAATTGGTCTATAATTAGGATTTTCATTTGGATTATTGACTTTTTCATATAATTTCCATAACTCAACTAATTTAGCCTTCATTTACCATCTAAATTTGAGAATTTGTTTATTAAATCCTGAGCATCATCTGGAATTTCATCTAATTTATTGTTACTCATTAATATATATATAATTAATATATATAACTAATATATAATTATGTCTAACAAAGTACATATTATTGGTCCTTTTAATACTGGAACAAATTTACTACATAATATTATAAAAAAGTGTAATTGTATTGATTTAAATACGAATGAACCGGTTATTCTTGAAGATCAACATAAACCCTTTAGTAAACATACAATAAAAATAAAAGATATTAATGAATATATTTCTAACAAGAACAATTTACTTATTATCATGTATAAAAACGTTTATAATTGGTTATATAGCATACAAAAAGCACCATATAATGCTAAATTCACCAAAATGTATTCCTCTGTTGAATTATTTTCAAAAACATTTCCTAATATGATCGAAGTATACAACTTTTATTATATTAATTATTTATCATTATTAAATCAGTTTGATAATGTCATTTTTCTAGATTATAAAAAAATTATTGATACGCCTACATCATATGATTACCTTAATACTAAATTACAAAAAATTAATTTAAGTGTTTTGTCAAAGGATAACTATTATTTAGAATTATCCAGACCTGCTAAACAACATGGACTCAGTGTATCGTGTGCCACTGAAGCCAACAAAAAGTTCAAAAAAAATAATGATATGGTTAAGAGCTTTGTACAACAGATCCCCTCCTTTAATAAAAGTATTAAATCAGAATTGATTACTTTTTTTGAACATAATTAATTTTGAAATTATAATAAACATTAAGGATTTTTAAATTATAAGTTAAATATTATTTTAATTTATATTTTTATTAGCTAATGACAACAACCATGTTTA